GCATTAGGGGTCGGCAGCACACCGCCACCGTCACCCACGGCCATTGCCGTGAAGTTTACTTTTTTCCCGTTCGGGACGGTCGCTGCGGCCAGCTTAATTGCACCGGCTTTGGTGATCACCGTTTTATATTTCACTGCCATTGTGTTCTCACTTATCCGGGGTAAACCGTGATGATGTCGCCGTCATAGGTCAGAGCACCGGTATAGAGATATCCCGGAATGTCCTGAATAATATTGAGGCCGATAAGATGGCGGCTGGCGGGCTTTGCATCCGCAATAAGCCGCTCCATTTCGTAATACATTTCCTCGGTGATGCCGGTTTCCAGCACACCAATATCGAGACGAAACGTGCCGGGTGGGTCATTGGTTTCCCACCACTCAGTGACGTTAATCAGATACCCGAGAGGCTCCACCACTCGACGCACTGCGCCAATCGTTCCCTTATGCGCATGGATAAACCACGCCGCGCGGATCACTTCACGCTTTGTCGTCTCCGGCCAGTTCTCATCCCACCGGTCAACAGAAAATGCCCACGCCAGCCACGGCAGCAGATTTGCCGGGCAGGTGTCTGCGTTCCAGAGCCTGCGTAATGGAATGGGGGTGTTTTCTATCTCCGCACAGGCGCGCGCCGCCGCAACTTCAAGCTGTGACGAACCCACGGGCAACAGTCGGGAATCACTCATCATTACCCCCGATAGTCACGCCGTACTCGCTGCACCATGACGCCTGGGTGTCATCCAGCACGATATCCGCCGCAGGGGATGCCAGCTCGACGCGCTGGACGCCCTCGACATGGAGCGCGGCATAAATGGCAGACTTGCGGATATCACGCCCGAGCCGGTGCTGTGCCGTGATGTAGGTCTGGAGTTTCGCTTTTGCAGCACTGAGCACCGGCTCACTTTCGGGGCCAGGGTAAAGGTAAAGTGATGCGGTGATTTTATAGTCGACAATATTTGCAGACTGGACGGTCACGCGGTCGGAAACCGGCCTCACATCCTCATCGTTCAGCGCATTTCGGACGATAGTGAGCAACTCATCAGAGGCAACACCGTTATTTTCCCGTGAAAGAACGGAAACCGTTACGCAGGCAGGTTGCGGGCTGATAACGGAAATATCGGCAACACGGCCATCAGCACTGCGCCCGTGAAACTGATATGCCCCCGTTGACCCGGCCACACTCAGCCCCTCAGGTGCCTGCTGAATGCGCAGACGAAAATCAGTGTCTGACTCCATAACGGCAGGCGTGGGCGGTAACGTGGAGTCATCAGCAGGCGTAATAACAAGACGCTCAACACCACAGTTTGCGCCTAACTGGTCAAGGTCATTACCGGCGGAATAAGCCAGCATGACTGAACGTGCAGCCTCATTAACCCTCTGACGCCAGATAACTTCACGATAAGCGTTTTCTTCCAGGTACTTGGTTAACGGTTCCGACTCCAGCGCCAGCGTGCGCGCAATGGCCTCCTGCTGCTCTTCGGGAAACAGCGAAATCATCGTTGCCTTTCGTTCGGCAAGGATGGTTTCAAAATCAAGCTCCTCGACCACATCTGGGGCGGGGAGCTGGCTCAGGTCAATAACGGGCATAATTCAGCTCACAGGCAGGGTTAGTGAAAGGGATCCCCCGGTGTCGGTACGCTTGCCGGTCAGATTGACAATCATCTTCCCGTTGAACTGGCGTTCCGTGGTCACAGAGGTCAGGGTGATGCGAGGCTCCCACTTCTGCACGGCCATGTAACAGGCGACCATGATTTGCAGCTCAAGCGCCGGAGTTTGCGGCTGGTCAATCATGTCAGGCAGGAGCGAGCCATACTCCCGGCGCATCACGCGGGAACCGACAGGCGTTCGCAGGATGTCACTCAGGCTCTGGCTGATATGCTCTTCATCGGTGAGCGACCGGCCATCGGTTCGGCTCATGCCGATATAACGGGCTGTCATTTTGTCCCCTCCGTCCAGCTTCCGCCGCGTTCGACGTTGCCGTGGTCGTGGTCATCCACCTGCACGCCGTTGGAAGTAAATTTCCCGCCGGTGTGTTCGATGTTCCCGGTCATCTTCCCGCCTTTCTTCACTTCCAGCGTGCCCGTGGTCAGCTTGTTGGTACACACCACCTCGGGCGTGTCCAGCGTGATGCGGGTTTCAGCTTTAACCAGTACCAGCGGCACGGTCGCAGTGATGGATCCTGATGCGGTCACGTCAGCGGTTTTAATCCCGGAAACAGTCAGCGCACCGGTTTCAGGTTCATACTCAATGACCGCCCCGTCAGGGAAATCAATACGAAGCGCATCGGCTGAGCTGGAAGGTGCTGGAAAGTCATCAGAGAAGATGGCCGGTAACACAAACGCGGTGTCGAGTTCGCCGCCAATGGCGAGCACAAGCACCTGCTCACCGACAGAAGGTGCCCACCAGACACGCGAGCGCCCGGCGCGGGATGTCATCCAGTTAAGCCAGGTGGTTTTGATTCCGCCGGTCTGGACTCGACACAATCCATCCCTGAGATTGACCTCAGTCACAATGCCGGTGCGGATAAGATTTCGGATCGCGCGAGCGATATCCTGAAGCGTTGAGAGTGTATTCATACAAGGAAGGATGCCGCCGGGAGGAACCGGCGGCAACGGAGGCGGGTTTTGTCAGGAGTGGCACAACGTTAACCGGCCAGATGGTCGATAATAATGCGCTCAACGAGCTGCTGGTCAGTATCAGAAAAGCCCAGTAATTCGCGGGTCGGGTACAACACAGCAGCACTGTTGCGTGTGGGCTTATCCTTAAGCCCTGACTGGTGAACCCGGACAATACGCTGCACTTTCCCGGTAAATTCCACCGCTGCGGCACTGTCATCACCCGAAACTTTCATGTAACGGTTGGTGCGCAGTTTGGCGAACATTTCCCGCTTTACACGGTTTTTCTTACCCCTGACCGGCTGGCGTTTTCGGGGCGTGTACGGTGTCCCGTCCGGGGCTGTCTGGGACTTGATGCGCTGTTGCTGCTGCTGGCGTACCTTTTTCGCTATCTCAGTGGTCAGGCGACGACGGCCAGCAGGGGAAAGGGCAGCTATCAGCGCGGTCAGCCTGTCCTCAAAGGGCGTGAAGTCACTCATTCCACTTACTCACCAGTTCACCGTTGATATACAGCTCCATCGGTCGCGTGACCGGTTCCGGCGGCTCCGGTTCAGGAATATTATCCACATGGAGTGCATCCCCTACAGTCCTGACAAGCGTCCTCTCCGTCAGCAACAGACTGATGCTGATATCGAAACTGCTGTCATTGTTGATATCAGCGTAAAAGGTGAACCCTTTTTTCTGCCCTTCGTCAGTGGTCATGATGTCGGGCTGTTGCTCGCGTAACCATGCCATGACCGGGACAAGCAACAAATCAAAATCCCCCGTGAAATCCGTGACTACCACATTGAGCGTGTACTGTTTTTCGAATGACAGCGAGGCGGCAAGCGTTGCCGCTATTTTGCCGTTATCCACGAACAGACGCAGCATGTCCGGGTTTGTTCGCAGCACCGGCACGGCATCATAGAGCGCGTTGCGCAGACTGGCTGGTTTCAGCATCTAATTCATCCTGGCATTGTTTAACCACGTTGACCTGGAGTGCGCAGCTCTCCAGTGCGCGCTCAAGATGGCGAATGTCGGCGCTCAAATCGCCGTTCATTTGTGGATCACTGCCCGGCATCGGGCAGAGACTGACTTTCGGGCAACCGTTGTAAACAATCACTGGCGTCTGCGCAGGCGGCTCGCCGGTGCAGCCCGCGCACAGGCTCAGGCAAAACAGCGTTATACCAGCGGCGAAAGTCTTCATTTTCATTGAGTAGCCTCACAATCGTTTTTTCCCGCTGCGCTTCTCGCGCTTCGGCGGCATTCAGTTTCTGGCGCAACGCTACCTGCGCCCGCTCGTTTTTATCTGCCCGGATGGCGGCGACACTGAGCTGATTTTTCAGCATCCCAATTGTCGTTTTTTGCTGATTTGCGACCCGGTTTGCTTTATCAAACGATGTGCGCAGATTACCGTTTTCATGGCGCAGCCAGAGCAATCCAAGTACAGCAATCACCAGCATCGTAATCATTGCCTTCATCCCGTCACCCCGCCCGCGTTACGCCATACCGTGACCAGTTTTTCCAGACTGTGCTCCCGCTGGCCGTAACCTGCGCCGGGTAAAGACGCCCAGATGTTACGGCAGCGCGAAATTGCCCGCTCAATCCGCCCGTGACAAATATCGTCAAACGCGCCCCGTTCACGAATTAACTGGATCGCAAGTTTGTCCTGCGACAGCGGGCTGAAATCAGGCAACTGGAGCTGTTGCTGGTAGTGAGGCCAGAACAGATAAAGTTGCTGATATCGACCCGAGGCGGTGGACTTCTCCCCGCGCCGGTTAAACACTTTTGCCGGTCGGCCATGTGCAAAAGGGTGCGCGCTGTAATCGGTAAAAACCTCGGGCTTACCGTCAAGCCCGGTGACAATCACATCGTAACCACGGTTTTTCGTCAGGGGATGTGTCGCGGTTCCCTCTGAATACGCCAGCATGTCGAGAAATGCGGCAATATTCTGGTGTGTGTTAATGACTGGCATCATCTCCCCCCTTAGGTGATTTCATGCGGCGCTGAATGGCGATTTCGACCGCCTGATAACCGGCGATACCCAGCATGGAACCCAGTCCACACACTGCCGTCAGCGGCATATTCGGAAACTGCACAAGCACCACACCGGCCACCATCGAGACAAAACCACCGAGCAGCATTCGCCCGATAAACAGCCTCGGTGTGACGGGTTCGCCTCCCGCAAGGACTTTTCCGACAACAATCATCACGCCGATCACAAACAGTGACAGGACACCTTTTTCACCTTCCGTCATGTACTCACTCCCACAAATTGATAGTTTCGGTAACGGGTGAAGACTGCACATCTGGCAGCTCAACGAGCGTGCCATGCGGTAATACAACACCCAGCTCAGCCAGACCCGGATTAGCGGCGAGCACCGCCTCAAATACCCCCTCAGTACGCCCGTAATAACGGGCGCAAATAGCGTCAAGGGTGTCGCCCTGCTGTGCGCGGGTATTCATCAGATTTGGCCGACAATACAGCGGGCTTTGTCCTGAATACGCGCGACTGACCAGCGCATATCCCGCCACATTTCATCGATAGTGCTGTCGATGCTGTCGGCTTTCTTGTCGCCTTTGGCGCTGGCGTCCACCCCCCTGTAACGCTCGAAAAGTGTTGCAGTCGTCATTGCACACACGGCGTTTAAGTAGTGGAAGACCCGCACACTTTCGCCATCGAGCTTATCGGTCGGTACGTCTTCCAGCCGCGCATAGCCCGTGTCCTGTTGATACTCCCGCCATTCGCTCAGCTCAGCGTTTGTTTCGGCGATAGCGGCTTTAATCGCCCGGCGCAGGCGCACAGGGGAAACGGTCTGCTCAAGGCGCATTTCTTCCCGCACACGCTTCGGGTCAACGTCCGGGAAAAAGGGGGTGTTTTTAATGACCTGCTCATCATCAGGTACAGGCGGTATAACCAGCGGATCGCGCTTCTGCGGCGGGTTATTAATAACAAGTGTCGTCATGACAACCTCGGGTAATAGGTGGGCGGTGGACGCCGGTCGCAGTCAGGGCAACTGATGCCCGCATTGACCGGCGTGCCGCCCGGCTCGGGGAGCGTTCGGTTATCCGGCGACCTTCTTCGGGCGTCCTCGCCCTCGCTTCGCCGGTGAATTTGTGTTTTTAGCCGGTGCCGTTTTCGCTGAGACATTTCGCGTGGTTTTCACCGCTGCGGGATCGGGTTTCGGCTTAAGTGCACGCTCAAGGCGTTCAATATCCTTTTTCACCCCGACCACCCGGTCTAACTGCATCGCGCGTTGCAGTTGCGTCAGTGCTTCACTCAACTGGTCAGCATCGCGCAGCACATAGCCGGTCATTTTGTGCAGCTTCGCGCGCACGACATCCGGCATATCCGCCTGCTCAGTCAGACTGATGGTGTCAAGCAGGTGCGCCAGCTCAACGGGTTGCCCGGCATCACGCAGGCGCTGGACTGAGAGCGCCACCTCTTCTGCCAGCAAACAGGCCGTGCTGCGTTTGCTGGCTGGCATGGTCAGCCCGTGGGGTATTGCGTAGCGGGCAACATCCAGCGCCCCTGCGATGTCGTCAGCATCAAGACGCCACAGCATGACCGTCATCACAATGTCATCCTGAGTGCCTTTCCCCTGCGTCAGCACGCCGCTGACCCACGGGGCATAGAACGGGAGCAGCTCGCGTTTTTTGTCAGCCTTGCGCTCGATGGAGCTGATTTGTTTTAGCGTGCGGGAGTCTGCGGCCAGCTTAACCAGCATCTGCTCGTAGGCAGTTGCATTGCGCAGCGGAGCAGCAGCCCGCCGCGCGGTTTCAGAGGCCGAGACCCGCATCATGTGACGGCGTGCGGGACTCGTCATGGCTTACTCTCCGCCTTCCGGGGCTTTTGCTTCGGCAGGTTTTTCAAACTTACCCAGCTTGATATTTTCAATCACGCAACCGGCCGCGTAGACCTCAACCACATAATCGATATTCATCGACTCGTAGTTTTCGATACGGTCTTTCTTCGGCTCTTCAATGATGGCGCGGCGGTGGCTCTCATCCATGAAGTAAATGGAGAGGTTGTCGAGGCGTGTCACCATCATTGCATCCGCCGGGAAGTACGGCACACGAACGGCTGGCAGGTTGCCGATACGCTTCTGACTGATGATGATGTCAGCCGCCAGCGCTTCGCTGTTTTCCTGCGTTTTGTTGACGATAGGGAAATACTTATCCGCCAGTAGTTGACGCCCGGTAATCACCACCAGTTGCGGGTCATCCTGATAAATTTCATCAATCAGGGTGGTCGCATCCATCACCAGCGCGTCAAGGTTGGTGTAATCACCGTTCTCACCCACGCGGATCACATCGGAAACCACTGCACCATCTTCGGCGGTCACTTTATCCATCACGCGTGCTGGCGCTTCATTGCGGTACTTTTGCAGCCAGCCCACTGCAACATCCTGCAATTTCGGGTTTTGCTTACGGTTGGAGGTCGCCGCACGCTCAACACCGTTAAAGCCCGCCATGATTAAATCCAGCGCCTGACGCTGAACAATGGCGTCACGGATGCGGGTCTGGAAGTCCTGGTAGCGCGCCCAGAGGTCAAGCTGTTTGTAACGGATGTGGAAGTCAAAGTTGACCTGCGCACATTCATATTTGTTGGACTCCAGCGCGGTGAAATCGGCGGTCTTACGCTCGTCATCACCGGCGGTGTCGGCGGTGCTGGCAACCGTGCCATTCACACCCACGCCCACTTTTTCACCCTTCAGCTCATCCACGGGAACCATGTTGATAGAGTTCAGAAACGCGGAGGACGCCTGCACGGTGTTCATCAGGGTCTGGGTGACAGATGGCTCGACGCTGAACTTCTTCGCCACGTCATCCGGGTCGATACCGTTCAGCTCAGCAACGCGGCTCAGGTATTTGTTGAAATTAAAACGAGTTTCTTTACGCATTGTTATTCCTGTTATTTCCAAAAGGGGTATAGCCGGGCACCACCTGCACCCGGCGGGTTATCAGCAGTTCGTCTGGAACTCTTCGCCAGTGCCACCGGTAGAGAACTGGCGGCGTGGCTGTGAAGGATTGCCGGTGCTGTCGAGGGAGGCTTTCAGGGCGGTGAATGCCTGGGTGTTTTGTTCCGCCGTGGCGGTGACATTCTGCTTGAGATTCGCAAAGGCGGTTTCCATCTCACCCAGACGCTTTTCCGTATCAGAAAGAGAGGTCTGCACCTGCCCGGCAACGGTGGTCACGGCTTCGTGCACATCGGCAAAACGTGCGTCATCGCTGGCCTGTTTGCGGCTGAAAATGGCCTTAACCTTGTCGGTCAGGCTGTTGAGCATGGTGTCGGGAATATCTTCAAACTCCAGCTCAGCCAGTGAGGCCACCGAGAAGAGATCGCCCGGCTGGTCTTTTTTACCGGCGAGCGGGTTCTGTGTGGCGCGGCTGCAAAATTCCAGGTATTCCGTGCCGAGGCTTGCCGGGTCATCAGTAACCGCCAGCCCCACGAGATAACTTTTGCCGGTGTTGGCAAAGTTCGGGCGGATTTCCATAGAGGTGTAAACTTTCTGACCGGCACGCACCATGCTCACCAGCTCGTCGAGCGGGGCGATTTTGCCAAACAGCGCTTTTTTGCCGTTCAGTGCAGAGTCATCGCTGATGATTTCGGCTTTCAGCTCGACCACATCGCCGTAACGCTTGAGTACGCTGTCGGGGATGACACTTCGCAGGTGTTCCAGATTGATGCGGCAACCGTAGACACGCGGGTCAAACGTGTCGGCCATATCCTGAATATCCTCGCCGCTGATGACACGGCCATCGCAGGTGTCACCTTCGACGCCAATGCGAAACCATTTAGAAACTTTTTTTGCCATTGTTCAGGTGTCCTGATGTTGGGTTTTCGGTTCGGGGTTAGTTTCCCGACTCCGCCCCGCATCATCCACCTGATGCAGAAGTGCAACCCCTGACACAACAGGCGCTTAGCGATTACGTGCAGCGATTTCCTTAGCCTTGCTTCGTACCGACAAAACGAGGCATTCATGACCATTTCAACTGACCTTTCATTGTTAAATGACCCGCGACGACAGGCGCGCCTGTTGTACTGGCAGGGGTTCGCCGTGCCGCAAATCTGCGAAATGTTGCAGCTCAAGCGCCCGACCGTGCAAAGCTGGAAACAGCGGGATGGATGGGAGGACACAGCGCCGATTAACCGCGTGGAATCGACGTTAGAGGCGCGACTTATCCAGCTCTATGCAAAGCCAGACCTGACGCCGCATGACTTCAAAGTCGCTGATTTTCTGTCGCGCCAGATGGAGCGGCTCGCGCGCGTGAACCGCTACGGCCAGACCGGAAACGAGGTGGATTTAAACCCCAGCATTGCCAGTCGCAACAAAGGGGATCGCAAAAAGCCGAAACGGAATTTCTTCAGTGACGAAGCGATTGAAAAGCTCGAAGAGATTTTCTTCGACCAGTCGTTTGAATATCAGCTCAACTGGCATAAGGCAGGCATCGCGCACCGTATCCGCCACATCCTCAAATCGCGCCAGATTGGCGCAACGTTTTACTTTGCCCGCGAGGCACTCCTGCGCGCCCTCAAAACCGGACAAAACCAGATATTTTTGTCAGCGAGTAAAACGCAGGCTTACGTGTTCCGAAAATACATCATCGCCTTTGCACGTCTGGTCGACGTCGACCTGTCAGGCGACCCGATTGTCATCGGCAATAACGGCGCGGAGCTGATTTTCCTCGGGACGAATTCCAACACCGCGCAGAGTCACAACGGCGACCTGTATGTTGATGAAATTTTCTGGATCCCCAACTTCCAGAAGCTGCGCAAAGTGGCCTCGGGTATGGCCTCACAATCACACCTGCGCACAACCTATTTTTCGACCCCGTCCACGCTGGCGCATGGCGCGTATCCGTTCTGGTCAGGCGAGCTGTTTAACCGTGGCCGCAGTAGCCGCGACGAACGTGTCGACATCGATATCAGTCACAAGGCGCTTGCCGGTGGCGTACTTTGCCCGGACGGCCAGTGGCGGCAGATTGTCACCATTGAGGATGCACTCGCCGGTGGCTGCACCCTGTTTAACCTCGACCAGCTCAAACAGGAAAACAGCGCGGATGACTTCCGTAACCTGTTTATGTGCGAGTTTGTCGACGATAAGGCGTCTGTATTCCCGTTCGAGGAGCTGCAACGCTGCATGGTCGATGCGATGGAAGAATGGGAGGACTTTGAACAATTTGCCGACCGTCCGTTTGACTGGCGCCCGGTCTGGATTGGCTATGACCCGTCACACACCGGTGACAGCGCAGGCTGTGCGGTACTGGCTCCGCCACTGGTTGCCGGTGGTAAGTTCCGCATCCTTGAGCGTCATCAGTGGAAAGGCATGGACTTTGCCGCGCAGGCCGAAGCCATCCGGTCGCTGACAGAAAAATACTGTGTCGACTATATCGGCATCGATGCGACCGGTATCGGCCAGGGTGTTTACCAGCTCGTGCGCTCATTCTTCCCGGCCGCGCGCGCCATCCGCTACACGCCGGAAATGAAAACCGCAATGGTGCTCAAGGCGAAAGACACCATTCGCCGTGGGTGCCTGGAATATGACGCCGGGGCGACCGATATCACGCAGTCATTTATGGCTATCCGCAAAACCATGACCAGCAGCGGCCGCAGCGCCACCTATGAAGCCAGCCGCAGTGAAGAGGCCAGCCACGCGGATATCGCCTGGGCAACTATGCACGCCCTGTTAAACGAGCCGCTTTCCGCCGGTAGCGGAATGCACTCCACCTCAATTCTGGATATTAACTAAGATGAAAAAACGCCAAAAGAAAACCCGCACCATGACCGCCAGCGCGCCGCAAAAAATGGAGGCGTTCACCTTTGGTGAACCCTCCGCCGTTCTGGATCGCCGCGATATTCTGGACTATGTCGAATGTGTGCATAATGGCAGGTGGTACGAGCCGCCGGTCAACTTCTCCGGGCTGGCGAAAAGTCTGCGCTCTGCCGTCCACCACAGCTCCCCGATTTACGTGAAGCGCAATATCATTGTGAGCACCTATATTCCGCACCCGCTGTTGTCCCGTCAGGATTTCAGCCGTCTGGTGCTGGATTACCTGGTATTTGCCAACGGCTATCTCGAAAAGCGCCTCAGTGTGACCAATAAAATCATGAAGCTGGAAACATCCCCGGCCAAATACACGCGCCGGGGTGTGGAGGATGGGGTGTACTGGTATGTGCCGAGTTTTACCACCCCGCACGAATTTGCGCCCGACACGGTGTATCACCTGCTGGAGCCTGATATTAATCAGGAGCTTTACGGGATGCCGGAATACCTGAGCGCACTCAATTCCGCCTGGCTGAATGAATCCGCCACGCTGTTTCGTCGCAAGTATTACCAGAACGGCGCGCACGCGGGGTACATCATGTACGTGACCGACGCGGCGCAAAGCAGCACCGATGTCGAGTCGCTGCGCTCCGCAATGCGTGACTCGAAAGGACTTGGGAATTTTAAAAACCTGTTTTTCTATGCCCCGAACGGGAAACCGGATGGCATCAAGATTGTGCCGCTGAGTGAAGTCGCCACGAAGGATGATTTTTTCAACATCAAAAAGGTGAGCGCCGCCGACCTGCTTGACGCGCACCGCGTGCCGTTTCAGTTGATGGGCGGCAAGCCTGAAAATATCGCATCACTGGGGGATGTCGAGAAGGTGGCGAAGGTGTTTGTACGCAACGAGCTTTCACCATTGCAGGAGCGTTTCAAAGAAATAAACGACTGGTTAGGAATGGAAGTGATCCGCTTTAAGGATTACGACATCGAATCAGGCTCAGAGTAACCCACCGATCCCAAAATGCCGCTATCTGGCGGCATTATCACACGCGCCACCAGACGCGCCCCACGCCATCCATAACAGCGCTCACCCATGACAACGCTTATACAGAAATATCGCCACCATGAAGCGCTGAGAGCGCAAAAATAAATAAATTAAATTACACCGCCAGCGCGCAATGCTCTCCCCGCCACGCCTGCCCGCTTAATGGGTCGCTTTTAATGCAGGTGCATCAGAAGCCCCGAGCCGCGCCAGCACTGGCGCTCGCTGGCAAAATCTGACGTAAAAAACGAATGCAAACTCATGCACTAAATGCACGCAGCGCTGAAAAACAGAAAAATAGCGGAAAAATAGCATAAAAAAACCGGCATTTTCCGTGCCGGTTTTAGTGTGAAAACTAACGCCCCGCGATGCGGGTTGTTCAATCCCTTCGCCCCGAAAAACCAGTTTTCGATGCGACCGGATTAGCAGTTTATCGCCAGCTCTCATCCTCCCAGACTTCCTGAAGAATACCGTCGAGCCTTTCCCGGTCAGATTCGCTATCAAACCCCATAATCTCGACCCCGGTCATTGAACCTTTTTTGACTGTAATACGAGACGATGGAAACGCATTTTTAACTCTACGGTTCAGCTCATTTTCAAAAGCGTCAACGACCTGCTGTCCAATCTTCTGCTCTTTATCCAACGTGATATTTATTCTCACTTCACTTTCTCTTTTTATTCGTTGGTTAATTGGTTTTGCTGAGAACACAACGGAGAAAGAATTACTTTTCAGCATGTTCTCTTTAGCCAAATCGGCTATTAAATTTAATGCGATTTCACGATCCCTTTCCTGACATACACCCTCAGTTGTCAGACGGGCAATCAGCTCTACTCTTTCAAGCATGACATGCTCGCTCAGTTCTCTATCCACACACCCTCCCACGCGAGATACTGTATAAATACACAGTATAATGAAGTCATAGGAAATGTGAAGAAAAATATCTGACAGGCTAAATCCGTATGTACATGAAATGGATGTGATTTAGTTCCGGTTACAACTTACTTCCAGCCGCCAACCTTGCCACGCGACTAAGAATTTTTTTGGCTCGCTCTTGGTTAGATGGAGCAGCCCTAAAGATTTCACCGCTAGATGACCCCCTGCACCATTTACCACCAATTCGACTTTTTCCGCCCGCCATAAGATGCAGAGCCTCACCCCGACTGATGGTTATACCGGTGCTAATCTGTATTTCATCAATTGTCCTGGCAACCGCCGCCCCCTGCTCGTCAGTTCCATGAACAAATCCACGTCTGGCGACCAGTTTTTTCCCCCTAAGTCGGTTGGTTAATGACCGTTTTTCACTTCGGCTTAACGGTTTTGATAAATCCAGTTCTGGGGGATCACTTTCGCTCCCCGTACAGTTATTGACAGAACTCCGAGAGGGCGCAGGAGCGCCCTTAACGTCAACGGCCAAATCAACGGCACGCTTCGGCACAATTTTCCACTGCGTTAGCCGGGTTAAAATCGGGGTACCAGCACCGACAGCGGAATCGTAAACGCCACGGATGCAGACGGTTTTCTCGCCATACTGATTAAACTCGGCACGCGGTTCATACAGCGTGCGCACCTGCAAATCATCGCGACGGACAAACGGGCCACCCTGCGCATTAACGTAACCAGCCCAGTCACCGGCGTCAGCGGCATCATGAACGGCGGCAAATTCAACGCTCAGACCATGCGCGGTCTCGGTATCGGCGAGACGACGCAATTCACGGTAGACCGTCACCGGCGCACCGCCGATAAACTGAAACTGACGGATGTGCCAGCGCGCCGCCCATGCTGATACAGCGGGGGCTGTCTCTTTCAGCAGCTCACCGCTTTCGTCATCGGTTTCACCATCAAGAGCATAGCCGTCGATATTTTTTGAAATGTATTTAGCAACATAGCCGGTAGCGCTGCCTTTTTCCGGGTCAATGGCCTCGGCATGGAAGCGCGCTTTTTTGGCTTTATCGCTTCTCAGTTCGTTGCGGTCTTCCTCCCACGCATAATCACGAATGATGAGGCGCACGCGCTCGACGTCTTCCGGCAACATGAACATAAGCATGTGCCAGTGCGGCGTCCCGTCGTGATGAGGCTCGGCAACACGTATGCCAAAAATGCGGATTTCTTCCCGGTGCAGCTTGGCGCGAATGCGCGCCCAAAGGCCGGTGAGAAAGCTCTGCGTGTCCGACGGGTTGGCACCGTTCCATTTGCTGTTACGGTATCCCGCTTTAGTCGTGGCGTGATATTTAGACGGTGCAGTCAGGGTGTAAAACTCCCCGACGTATCCGAGCTCATTGCAGATATTTTCAAACCCACGGATGCGGGTCATCAGCTCGCAGCGACGTATCGCTGGGTTGGCGACCGAGCCATCATATTTGTCAATCAGGCTGATACGGTTGCCGTCTTCGTCTTCGAGATCCAGCCCCTTGAGAAATTCGCGCGTGCGGCGCTTCTGCTCGCGCCAGTCAGTCACGCAGTTTTTACTCGCGTAGGCGTGTCGTTTCTTGCTGACGTTGCCGACTGCAATTTGCAGGTGTTCGCGCCATGCTGCCGCAGTGCGTCGCAAGCGACCACGCCACCAAACCTCATTAAACATGCGTGTTATAGCAGGGGCGATTTCATCCTCACTGACATATTTCTTTGTCACCCGCTCCCAATGCGGCGGGGTAACGTTGAATTGCAGGGAAATGAAACCGGCTCGCATGTACCAGGTGTACAGCGTTTTGAGCTCGCTAAATCCGGTGTCATCAATGTCGGCCAGTTCAGCACGAATAAAATTTGCTATATCAGCGGCCAAAAGGTCGATATCGGCGCGCGACATATCAGGGAGACGGTTATATCTGGCAACCATATTGACCATGCGTGACGCCAGATACTGCATAAGCTCGGTATCAAAATGACCGCCAAAAACAGCAGCTGATACGTTGCTTTTGATACCTGCACACTCGTATTTTTTTGCGACCAGCTCAAGACGTGGCAATGCCTTTTTGCAGAAGCTGATTAAAAAGGCATTGGCTCGTTGACTGCCCTGATTTTGCTCCAGCACCGCAGCGGTGCGATAAACGTCAAAGCGCACGCACCCGGGCTGGAGAGAAAGCACTTTTCTCGCATGCAGCAAAGCCGCGAACATACGATCGCGGCGTTGTTGTTGGTCATAAGTCAGGTATGGGCTTGCTATTGCCTGTTTTGGAAAATTCCATACAAAGGCATAATCAATCTCACCCGTAGCCTTTGCTGAGACAGGAGTGTCTATGACTTTATTCACTGAAGAAGATCCCACCCAAAGCCGCTATGTTGATTTGATTACAGAGGTGACGGCTTTCGAAGCTACGAAAGAACCAATGAAGATCATTTCCGCATCCGACATGCTCGGCATTTGCGATGCTTTTCTTGCTGACACTCAATGCCACATAGCAGACCGGCTACCTCTTTCAATAGCTGGTCGGCGTGAGCTAGGTCGGAAAATTGAGTGGAATTGTCCACATAGCTGGAAACCACGCGAAGAATGGTCAACACATGTTCGGCACGCCTTACAAATTTTAAATCGACGTTATTTGGATACCCCAGTATCTCCACAGGATGACTGGCAGACCTGGGAAGAACTATCGACAGATATTCATGTGTCGGCTCGCTGTGTTCGGCATACTGTTGAGTTTTATCGTTCTGGAAATCCCCAGCATTTACCGATGTCGACTGAGCTTTTTGCTGTTCCCGAAGTTTTTTCAAAATTTGTAGCTTCGATTCTTTCGGGTGACATTCATCCTGTTTGGATGTGGCATGCTGACGCAGCCAAAACGCCGAAATGCTTTGATGGGCTTTATCCCAAATACACGCCGCTTTCTTAAGCTGGCTTAGTGGCCGGGTAGTCATATCGCCCCCCGATAGTGTTTTAATTTAAGTTCGACAATTTGCTGGCAGGTTACGCAAGAGGCCACACCCGGAATCGCAATGCGGCGAGCTTCCGGGATTGGTGCGTCACATTCTTCGCAGAGAAAACGGGAAGGTGCAGCGATACGGCTACGCGCGTTGCTGATGTGGCGTTCGCGGTCTTCCTGCTCGCGCAGTTGTGCTAAATCCATTGCGTCGGCCATTAGTGCAGCTCCTGTGATTCATTCTCAAAGCGAGTGGCTTCACGGCGCAGCAGTTCGGCGGCTTCGATACCGCTCATCCCCTCTTTGGTGATATGTATCGCCAGTGCCTCAAGGCGGATGGAAACAGCGAGCGCGCGGTCTTTACGTTCTTCTTTTTTGGCATCGGTCAGCAATACGGCCAGCGCATCGCTATCTGTATTAAAACTACGGGTTACGATATTACGCATAATTTATTCTCCTGATTTCGGGCAATAAGAAGCCCGGCGGGTTTACGCCATTAAATTTCTGTTTGGATTAATTCGGCATGGTTAGCCGTTTGGGAAATAAACTCACCACTGCACGAAAATGATTCATCGCTGTAATAAGCGCCTTTTTCTCGTCAGTAGTCAGCTCACTTAATTCGAGCTCATGACGAGCCGCAGGGATTTTTGCCAGAAAGAAAATAGCGGCCAGCGCCCGATTATTTTCTTCAAATTGTGGGTCACGTTTATCGCGCATATCATCGACAAAACGTTCAACCTCTTTCCAGCTATCGCCCCAATATCTCGCGCGCAATTCAGCCACATGATTGAGACCGGTCAGACGTTCACCCGCTTTTAGCGGAACAGTCGCGGAAACAGCTTCGATAGCCATGATTCCCCCTGCTTTTGAGTAGAGAGACCAGCCAGTAAATCAGCCTGTGAGTTGCTCGGGTGCCAGCGCTTGCCGTCCTTACCTGCGATCCAGCCGTGGCCGTAGTGCATGCCGGGACTTTGCTTTTTAAGCAGAGACTCGAATGACGGTTCATTATTCAACATAAGCACCTCACATCAGACCGAATGAGGCACCGAGGCCGCTCATGGTGTCTACAACGCTTGTCATTGCCGGGTTAGCCTGAAGCCGCGCATGCAGCGCCAGAGCCGACAATGACAACATGCGAATGCCAGCATTTACGCTTTCAATCATGTTGTGCTTACGTGCAGAGGTCAGGCGCTCATTAGAGACCGCACCGCTTGCCAGCTCGCCGAGTTCACTCATTGCTCGCATGACATAAGACTGCAATTTGTCTTTAGCCAGCTCATTTACCGGCACGCACGGTAGACAATGAATCTGCGCCAGAAAACCATCAACAAGGGTTGAGTCTTCGGTCAGGTCAGTCAGTAGCCACAATTCAGGCGGCGTGAACTGGTGAGGCTGCTCGGGATTGAGCTTGTTACGTAACGTTTGAACATTCATACCCGTACGCACGGCCAGCTTCGTCATATTGTGACGCTTCGCAAAAGCCCGGCACGCTTCGTCATAATGGGGATGTTTGGAAACCTGAAAATCAAACATGTCGCATCCTTAAAATTCACTTAAAGTGAATATGGATTCTCAATAATGAGCTGAAAACGTGCGTGACCCAAAGCTTTACGCAACTGTTCTTCTTTCCAGCGAGCGTAATAAATCCGGATAGGGCCACCTGCTTTCTTACGACCTTTACGGATGACTCGTTTTTCGATTGGAACACGTGGGGTGTCACCTGTCGTCCAGCGATAGGCAGTACGTTCGGAAACACCCTCAAGTTCCGCAAATTGCTGAAGCGTGACTACAGGGGACGGGATTTTGATGATTGCGATTTCAGAAGCCATGTTGCATGATTCCCATTTTGACAATGTTTGCAATCAGTGGCCTCCGTTTGCCAATTTCTGCCACTGATTGCCCGAATTAGCAACGATACTAATACTCGATTGAGCATTAGTAAATACCCAAAGGAATAAATTTTGATACTTGATACTCAGGTGAATAACGACGAGTTACTGGATAGAATTTGTCAAGTATATGGTTTTACTCAAAAAATCCAGCTAGCCCGGCACTTCAATATTGCCGCCAGCTCCCTACAAAACCGCTACACACGAGGCACTGTTTCTTATGATTTCGCCGTGCAGTGCGCACTAGAAACTGGAGCAAGCCTACTATGGCTTCTTACGGGGGAAGGCTCTCAATATGATGGCAAACCGTCCCCAAAGGATCCGAAAATGATAGATACATTCACTCTGAGTGATGGAAAGCTCGAAGAAAATTCACCATTGAGTATTGATGCCGGTTTTTTTAGCAAACAAATGTCAAAAGGTATTGCTGTTCGCGCCGATGGAAAGCTGCACTTCATAGAACAAGATGCCTCACTTTCTGATGGCCTTTGGTTGGTTGATATTGAGGGAGCTACCAGCATCAGAGAATTGACGCTCCTACCTGGCAAAAAGTTACACGTTGCGGGCGGCAAAGTACCATTTGAGTGCGGGATAGATGAGATAAAAACGATTGGCCGTGTAGTGGGTGTATACAGCGAGGTTAATTGATGAC